TTTGGCTGGAAGCCTAAGCAATTTACTGAGACAGGACAAGCCATCGTAGACGAGGCGGTGCTGAGTACAGTGAAAGGAATACCACAGGCTTCCCTGATAGGTGAGTACCTGATGATACAGAAGCGTGTCGCACAGGTACAAAGCTGGCTAGATGCGGTTGAGGATGACGGTAGAGTACACGGGTACGTTAACTCCAACGGTGCAGTGACAGGACGCATGACGCACTCCAGTCCCAACATGGGGCAGGTTCCTGCAGTCTACTCACCCTACGGCAAGCAGTGTCGTGATGTGTGGACAGTGAAGGAAGGGTACAAGCTAGTCGGTATGGATGCCAGCGGTCTTGAGCTACGCATGTTAGCGCACTATATGAATGACGAGGAGTACACAAATGAAATACTCAATGGAGATATACACACGGCAAACCAGTTGGCTGCGGGCCTTGAAACTAGAGATCAAGCGAAGACTTTCATATACGCTTTTCTTTACGGGGCCGGAGATTCCAAAATCGGAAGCATCGTTGGTGGAACTAGAAAGGACGGTCAGAGACTTAAGGAAAAGTTCCTCCGAAATACGCCAGCTCTTGGAGAGTTACGAACACGAGTTGGAATGGCGGCTACAAGAGGCTATGTTTATGGCTTGGATAAAAGACGGATCGCCATACGATCAGAACATGCTGCATTGAACAGCTTACTCCAGTCAGCCGGGGCTATCGTTATGAAGAAAGCCTTGTGTTTACTGCACGAGTATGCTATAATATGGGGTATAGACTTTAACTTTTTAGGGAACATTCACGATGAAATCCAGACAGAAGTCAGACAAGAGAAGGCAGAGGTTTTCGGAGGACTGGCAGCAAGCTGTGTTGAAGCTGCAGGACTCCACTACGAACTCAACTGCCCTCTCGCAGGAGATTACAAAGTCGGAACCAGTTGGGCAGATACACACTGAAGCAGCTTGTAAGTCCTGCGGTGTCATACTAACTGAAGAGAACTGGGCACCTTCTTTAGTGAAGAAGGACGAGAGAGTATGTAAGACATGTTGGAATACAAAATACAATGCAAAGACCAACCCACGTCACAACCCTAACAGAATGTACGTCAACGGTAAGTATGTACCCAAGACACACCCGCTGTACAAACCGGGACGTTACAAAGGGTTTGAGGAAGCAGCTTTTAGTTCCTTAGAAAACTTTAAGGACAGCACACAAGGCGAGGTGTACGTCCTCACTAACCCGGCGTGGCCTGAATGGGTCAAGGTAGGGATGGCTGTAGACTCAGAGGATAGGATAAAGAACTACCAAACATCCTCACCTTTCAGGGACTACACCATTGTTTATACCTATGAGGTGGATGATAGGAGAGCAGCGGAGTCTGCGGCACATGTAAGACTAGCAAAGGAATGTGACAACATCAACGAGTGGTTCAGGTTGCCACCCCCGATAGCAAACGAACTAATACTGGAAGTGATACATGAGTACTAATAAAACAACGGACACTGTAGTACAGGACATCTACGCACTGATGGAAAGCAAGGACGCTGACCCATCTGTAGATGTGGAGGCAGAGATAGACAAGTTTGGTGAGAGCGTCAAGGCACTGATGCGTACTGAGTTTGGTCGGAAGAAGCGAGAGGATAACCGCAAGCTACGCTTGTCGAACATTGGCCGCACCGACCGCTACCTCTGGAATCACTTCAACGGTACGGAAGGTGAGGAACTACAGCCCCATACCTACGTCAAGTTTATGTATGGTCACTTGATTGAAGAGATGTTGCTGTTCCTAACCCGCATGGCTGGACACAGTGTGACTGATGAGCAGAAGGTATGTAATGTTGAAGGAATCGTGGGTCACATGGACTGCAAGATTGACGGTGTTGTTACTGATGTCAAGTCAGCAAGCAGCTTTGGGTTCAAGAAGTTTAAGGACGGCACACTGGCCAACGATGACCCCTTCGGTTATATTGATCAGATCAAAGCCTACGCCCATGATTGTGGTGAAACACAGGTAGGCTGGCTAACGATGGATAAAGCCAACGGACATTTGACTTACTTAAAGTATGACCTTGAGAATGTAGAGAATGAAAAGCTCAAGGAACCTGTTGTTGATAGGGTTAAGCACATCAAGCAACTGGTCGAGGGAGATGAGCCAACAGAATACTGTTATGATCCAGTACCTGATGGTAAGTCAGGCAACATGAAGTTAGCGGTGGGTTGTTCTTACTGTCAGTTTAAAGAACATTGCTACCCTAACATGAGAGTCTTCGCTTACTCCTACGGGCCAAAGTACTTAGTAGACGTAGTAAAGGAACCCAAGGTACAGGAGGTCATGCCAGATGAAGAGGGCTTTTAGATCAGGACTTGAGAAGGATTTATCAGAGAAGCTAGATGGACAGTACAAGTTTGAACCGTATGATCTACCATACACAGTACACAAGAAGTATCTACCGGACTTCGTACACGAGGACAAGGCAATACTGATAGAGTGCAAAGGGTTCTTCAGGGTAGGCGACACGCAGAAGTACACAGCCATTAGAGATTCAATGCCGGAGTGGGAGTTAATCTTTGTGTTGTCAAACCCTAACAAGAAGGTACGCAAGGGTGGCAAGATAACGATGGGAGAGTGGTGTGAGAAGGAAGGGTTCCAGCACTACACCGTAGAGACAGCCAAGGAGATGACACGGTACATCAAAAGGAAGAAAGTATAATGGCTATGACACTAGATGAACTTAAAGAAAAGATGGTGTTACAGTTAGATGAGGAGCTACTGTGTGAGCTGTTGTCTATAACACCAATTGATTTAGTAGAAGCGTTTGAAGGTAGGATAATTAGAAACTTTGACAGAATAGCAGAGGACTTTGAAGATGAGACTCAATGACGCAACACCAGCAGACTGGGATAGAGTACGTAAGCAAGCGCCAGCAATAGAGAGAAAGACAGGACTAGAGGCATGGATGAGAGCAGCACACGAGGAAGCTGAACAGATCATGGACAACGTAAACAAGCCCACACACTACAACACTGGCAACATAGAGTGTATTGAAGCTATAGAAGAGTCTATGTCTTCAGCGGCTTTCAAGGGCTACCTCAAGGGCAACTGCATGAAGTACCTGTGGCGCTATGACTACAAAGGCAAGCAGGTAGAAGACCTACAGAAAGCTGGCTGGTACTTACAGAAGCTAACTGCAACGGTAACAGAGGAGAACAGCTAGTGGACAGACAACCAGTGTTTGAGTTTATACACTACCCTAAGTTTGGAGAAGAAGAACGCGTATGTCCAGCAGTCAAGATAGTCTACACACTGTATAGCGATGAGCAAACGTTACACGATATGAGAGAGCAGTTTGATTACTTCTTAAAAGCATGCTCCTACCACATACCACTAGATGAGGAAGAATAATGGATCAGTACCAACAGTTTATACACAAGAGCCGCTACGCACGTTGGCTACCTGAACAGAAGCGCAGAGAGTCTTGGCACGAAACGGTTAACAGATACGTAGACTTCTGGAAAGATCGTGGACAGATAGATGAAACAACAGCTTTAGATTTGTTTAATGCTATACATAACATGGAAGTCATGCCTAGCATGCGCTGTATGATGACAGCAGGTGAGGCGCTAGATAAAGATAACGTAGCTGGATTTAATTGTAGTTACTTAGCCATTGACTCTGCGCGTAGCTTTGACGAGCTAATGTACGTGCTGATGTGCGGTACAGGCGTAGGCTTCAGCGTAGAGCGTAACTTCATTAACAAGCTGCCAGAGGTTGCAGAGACTTTCCACAAGACTGACAGTGTTATTGTTGTTAGTGACAGCAAGATAGGCTGGGCCTCTGCATTCCGTGAGCTGATTGCTATGCTGTATGCTGGTAAGATACCTACGTGGGACATAAGCCGCATACGACCAGCAGGAGCTAGACTGAAGACCTTTGGCGGTCGTGCAAGTGGGCCTGAGCCTCTGGTAGACCTGTTCAACTTCTGCGTAGAGATATTCCAGAAGGCCGCAGGACGTAAGCTGACGAGCATTGAGTGTCACGATGTAGTGTGTAAGATAGCGGACATTGTAGTGGTCGGCGGTGTGCGTAGGTCTGCACTGATTAGCCTCTCTAACCTCTCTGATCAGCGTATGGCGAAGGCTAAGTCAGGAGACTGGTGGAGGCATGAAGGCCACCGTAGGCTTGCTAACAACAGCGTAGCGTACACTGAGAAGCCAGACTTTGAGTCCTTCCTAGCAGAGATGCAGAACATGTACGAGAGTAAGGCGGGTGAACGTGGTATCTTCAGTCGTGTAGCAGCTCAGAAGATTGCAGGCCGTAACGGTAGGCGTGACCCTGAGCAGGACTTTGGTACTAACCCATGCTCTGAAATCATCCTACGCAGCAACCAGTTCTGTAACCTGTCAGAGATTGTAGTACGTCCTGATGACACACTGGCTAGCCTCAAGAAGAAGGCAGAGATGGCTGCTATCATTGGTACACTACAGGCTACACTGACGGACTTCCGCTACCTGCGTAACTGCTGGAAGAAGAACACTGAAGAGGAAGCACTGCTGGGTGTCAGCATGACAGGTATCATGGATCACTACCTGTTGAGCAAGGGAGAGTCTAAGGACTTGTCTAAGTGGTTGGAGGAAGTACGAGATGTTGCTGTGGATACAAATAAGAAGTGGGCTGAGAAGCTTGGCATTAACCAGTCTGCGGCTATTACGTGCGTTAAGCCTAGCGGTACTGTATCTCAACTTGTTGATTCTGCTTCTGGTATCCATCCTCGCTTCTCTAAGCATTACATTCGCAGAGTACGTAGCGACCACAAAGACCCGCTTGCAGTCTTCATGGCACAGTCAGGATTCCCTGTAGAGCAGGATGTGATGTCTCCTACGTCCTCAGTCTTTAGCTTCCCTATCAAGGCTCCAGACTCTTCTGTGACCGTCAAGCAGGTAGGAGCTATGCAACAGCTAGAACTTTGGAAGGCTTACCAGAATCACTGGTGCGAACATAAGCCAAGTATCACTGTGTACTACACGGATGACGAGTTCTTGCAAGTAGCACAGTGGATATGGGAAAACTTTGATCTGTGTAGTGGGATTAGTTTGTTGCCATATAGCGATCATGTATATCAACAAGCTCCGTATGAGGACATTGACGCTGAGAAGTATGATGAGTTAGTAGCGTCTATGCCGCAGGGGGTGGATTGGAATGACCTGGAGAAGTACGAGGAAGAGGATAACACGACAGGAAGTCAAGAGTTAGCATGTGTAGGTGGTGCGTGTGAGATAGTGTAGACTCTGTAGGTACTAAAAAGCCCTGTGTAGAT